AAACTCCTCGACAAGATCAATCATCGACGCCGCACGTCGCGGCTTAACGACATTGAAAACCAAACTTTCGCCTCGGTTCATCAGCGTTTCTTGGTAGATGAACGACCAGGAAGTCTGCGCGTGACGCCACGGGATGGTCAACTGGTCGATCACGTCAACGATGTTGACGCTATCGGTTTCCATCAGACCAACGTGCTTGGCAGCACCGCTTAACTTGTTCATCAGCGTCCGTTGGATGCCGATGCCGTGGTCGAACGCGACCTTATCGCGTTTGAACCAGTGCGAAAAAACTTCGTAGTCTTGGAGATTCTGCGCTATCTGTTGAAAACGCATCCTCCCCAATTCATCCAAGGTGCCTGCAACTAGGTCTTGGATGTCTTTACTGGTAAGGTCAGCCATAGCTTACCTCCTTATATGGCTCGGCCGCTCGCAATCAGACATCGTTTCCAAACGTCCTGCCGCCTCCGACACCGATGCCGCGTTCCGCAAAGAATTGATTTGCGAAGTCGGCAGCGGCCTCATCACCGGTCATTGGTTTGCCAGCGCGTTGCGTCGGACGGTTTGTGGCCTGTGCCTGCCGCTGACGTACTTGCTGTTGGAGCCGATTGCGTTCGACCTTTTGAATGTTGTCACCAAACTTGCTGCGCACCGCGCGCATAGCCATGTCCTGGAACGAGCCTTGTTGACGCCCGAACGACTGATCCAGTTCTTGGAGTTTCACCAATTCCTGGCTAGTCTGAACACGGTTCTGGTACGTGGGTGAATTAGGGTCCATCTGAGTGATGTCCCCTTTTCCAAACACGTCGCCCCACTCGTCGCCCAGCCCATTGAAAAACGATTCCATTGAATCGGCAAAGCGCTGGTTTTCGTTGTCGCGCTGCATGTCCATCAGGTAATTCACCTGTTCGGAATACTGCGCCATCGAGGCGTGGGTCTGTTCCAACTGCTTGTTGTAATGGTCGTTCAGACCCTTTAGCAGTTGGACTGTATCCTCGTCGAACTCGCTTTCGTTGATCTGCAAGTCGAACGGCTTGTAGGCTTCCTGGGGAGTTTCTTCACCCTGGTCGCCCGGATGCTGTTGTTGTTGCTGATCGCCGACTGGCGGGGATACCTCTCCCTCCTGTTGGGATTGATCCCACAGTTGGGATAACCGCCGATCCATCGCGGTTAAGGTGCGCTCCAGTTCCGCCGCCGATCCGAACTGCGATAGTTCGCCATCGGTGAAGTAGTTGGAAGCGCGAGCACGCAAGTCTTCACCAAACCCGGATTGTTCAACGGGTGGTGTGCCAGCGACGCCGGAATTAGTCACGGCGGCAGCGGGCGGGGCTTGTGTGACAATCTCGGGGGGCACGATGTCATAATCACCGGGCTCCTCGGGTATGTTTTGTTGTTCGACCTGTGCGTCGGGCGTCCCATCGGTTGGGTCAGCGAAGTGTTCCGACTGGCCGATTCCGTCTTGGGCGGCGTCTTCAAGTGGCATGATAGTCCTCAGATATTGTGTGGTTGAGGGTCAGAGTAGCCGCCATTCCTGGCGTACAACCCTGCAACCTTGCAGGCGTCCCGGTAGTGTTTCGGGTCGGTAATGATCGCCCGTCCATCAGGCGTGTAGTCCATCGGAACACCGGCATCGGCAAACTTCTGTCTCGCCTCGGGTATCTGATCGGCGCTAACACCCATCGCATCGTTTTTCAGAGGCCAGCGGGCACGTGTCCGAGGTTTGGTGGTATCGCCGACCTGTTCGACCTTCCCCTTGGCGTGGTTGTATCGGTATCGCTTGGATCGTCTGGGCATCACACGACTCCTGCGGGCTGCTGCGGGCCCGTCTGTGGCATGTTTCCTCCGCCGCCCATCAACGCTTGGTGCATCATGTTCTGCTGGCCCTGGCCGGTGGGACCGGCTGAATGATTGACGTTCTCGTACCGTCGCGTGGTATTTCGTGGCTGGGTGCTGTATGGGTCAACCGGTCCTCGGCCATCCTCGCTCTTGGAATGGATCAATATGTCTTCCAATTCCTTGAGGTTGCCGTATTTGGCGATCGTGGCGACATATTGTGCCATATCTACTGTTACCCCCTGCGCCTCAAGCATCTGCGAGGCCGGGATAAAAATGTTCATCATTAGGTCGTTGAGCATTTGCAGCTTTTCGCTCGGGCTTGACACCCGCATGCTGTATGGCTCAATGTCCATGTTGTATTGGATGAAGTCGCCCTCGCGTGACTCAGGCGTGTAGTTAAACGGAATCTCAATGTCCGTTCCCTCAACACGCTTAACCAACGGCAACTTGATAAGCGGATCGGTCCACAGGTACATCGCCACATCTTTGAGGACGGCGGTGGTGAAGTTGGCGACCGACTGCTGCATGTCGTCGATCCGTTCGTTGGCCGCTTGGTTTAGGAGTCGATCCTGGCCGACCGTTGACGATTGCGGTGCCAGACCGGCGATCGCGTCGATGTTGCCCATCATGTAGGACGCGGTGTCCTTTACCGTCATGGCGAACCCCAGCGTTTGCTGATCGACGCCACCGAATCGGTATTCCCGAGCCCCGTCTGGGTTCTCGACGAATAATCCCTGGCCGTCATCCACGTCGATGATCCGCTTGCCGTCCTCCATCGCGTGTGCCGCGACGCCGAGGACTGTCTTTTGTCGTTCCGCCTGATTTCCCAGTTTGCGCCACATGCGGTTCAATAGGTCATTCAGGTCGTACCACTGGCTGGCCGGTGGCAGAGGCATGACGTTGCCGGGCACCTGCTCGAATCCAAGGATGTGATATGGTCCGTTCTCAGGGCCCATCCACTCCTGTTCGTGCAGCGGTGGTCCATCGCCATCTACAGGGAGAGTTACGATCAGGTTCTCACGAGGAAGCCACAAGTCCCACAATTCAACATGGTCCTCGTATTCGTCGATGACCGTCTCGCTACCGGACGAAATACTGTTTGAATTCATGTCGCCGCCGTCGCGGCCGAAGTTGATTTTCTCTGTCGGCTTGAGCAATCGCTTGGCGGTGGCGTTGTAATGCTGAGACTGCATCACGTAGTCGTAGGGGATTCTGTACTTGTTCCCGGCGTACCCGATCTGATCGTAACGCTTGGCCGTCATGTCGTGGCACCAATCGTCCATGTGGACGATATCGGCGAACGGCTGGCCGGTATCATGGCTAGTGCCCAATTCGTTCGCGTGATCCTTAACCTCGATCCCGACCTTGACTATCCCCATGCCGATCAGTGATTCAATAACGGCCAGCCGCAACGTGTTGCCGAACTTCATCTCCTCGATCAGATGGTTCAGCGCCACCTCCAACTCGGCGGCCGACGGCTTTAGTTCCTCAAACGCGGTCGTCACCAGCGCCTTGGGAGAATGGGACGCCAGTTGCCGTTGGTAGATCGTCAGGGCCAATTCCAGGACGTTCACCGGCATACGGACCTGTGAGCCATCGTTGGAATAGTTGCGGCCGACGTACGCCTTGAGCGCGTTCATCCGGTTCTGGCGGAAGGGCCGGAGTTTCTTGATACTCCAATCCACACTTTCGCGGAGGCGGGTCAGCTTTCGGGTCTTGAGTGTGACCATGATAAAGGGCTGGGGCCAAACGAAATGAACGGACAATGCGAGTATGTGGGCCCACATGCCCGTCCAAATTCCTTTGGCCCCCTTCCCCACACCCTGGCCGGGGTAATGAGCAAGTCGCCCGTGATGCCGGGTCGATCGCTGTCCCTGCCTAAAAGACGCGACCATGACCCTATGCAAGCCAACCACCTTTTATGGCAGGCGGAGAGAATTCAACCGTTGGTCTTGGTCGGTGCGTTCGACCCACCCGTGTCGCTGCCTCGGTTGCGGTCAAACGATTCGGACTGGGTGCTTCCGCCAGCTTCCTTGTACGTTCCGCCCTGAGATTCGATGACGGCCTTGGCTTTTTGCTGCATGTGCTTGTCAATGTTCGGATGCTGCATTGTTTTTTCCTTCTGGGAAAGATAGAACTTTTGTGTGTTAGTCTGGCTAATTATTCATATTGACTACACCTCTTGTCAAGCCCAGCGCAAAATGTAGTCATCTTGACTCATGGAAAGTCGCGAAACGCTACCACTCGTCCGACTTCACCAGCTTTTTGGCGTGCGACTCGCGCCGGTGCAGGAATGAGCCGATCGGCGCCGGGCCCGTCTGGTGCTGATGTTTCCTCGCTGGTTTAGGGAAATCTGCGAGCCCACGGTTGCACAGAGCGTCGGCGGTAGCACGGTCGCCGTGATTGTGTCCTGCGCCGGATGGGTCCATACTTTTGACGGCCGATACGTGCTCGATTCCGCCTCCAGGCTGGTTTTCGTAAAATAGGCATTCTTTGAGGGAATCCCTGGACAGGTTGATAAAAGTGTGCTCGGACAGCGCCGCGTGGTACCGTCCGTACAGGATGCCCCGTGGTTCGCCCTGGTTGTGGAACCCAGGCTTGCGTGACTTCTTTCGCCCGTACTTCGTTTCGTCCTCTCGATGGAAGACGGACGGGTATTTCAACTCCATGATGGCCTTGGTGAACTGAGCGCCGGTAGGCCCATTGGACTCGTATATCAGATACGCCCAGCCGTTGGGACCGGAGAACCATTTGCCGACGGCGATCACCAGATTAGCGAATTCGTGGGGAGGCATGGCCGGGGTGGCGAATTCCGCCACTTTCATGCGGCTCAGGCGGTCGGCTACTGTGAGGGTACTGTTGCTGGATAAGGCACCACCGGTCCCTGCCGCGATATCGCAGCCCATCACGTAATCCCGGTCGTCGGCCGGTCGCCGCTTCTCGGTCAGCTTGCACCACAGCTTGAACTTGCCCTTGGGACTTTCCTTGAACACCGGCTCCAGCGATTGCTTGGTGTAATCCATGTCGCCGGTTATCAGCGGCGGGATGCACTCCCGCATCAGTTCCTCGATCAGCGTGGGGTCGAAGAACGGGGAACCTGACCGGGTGGGGTCGCGATCCAGTTCCTCGGCGATCGAGGCGGGCGTGGCGCTGGTCCGGGCACATTCGTTGTCGTACCAGGGGGACCGAGGAACGTTCTCGATCCGGTAGCCCCGGTTCCGCAACTGCTCCAGGAGGTCGCGGGACTGCGTGGGGTAGTCCGGGTCCATCGGGTTGTTTTGCTGGTCGATCGACCGGAATTTACCATTTTGGATGACGTACAGACCCTTGTTGCGGGTCGGGTTGTCCTTCCAGTCCAGCACGACCTTTTGCAGGCTGCTGGCGCCACGCATGGCGTCGAAATATGCACCGCTGTTGCCCTTGAACGTCGAAACGACCATTCGGCAGTTGGTGACGTTCCCTCTCCCTTTCCTCTCT